TATTGACTTATAATACCAATATATTAATAATTTATTTAAAAAACTTTGTATTAAAAATTTTATATTAATAATTTGGTATTTTTACATACCAAATGAACTAAAATCTGTTAATACGGGTCTTGGTATGAATTCGGAGTCTCTATTTTCTTGATTAGAATCAACTAATAATGGTGATTGATATGGCGGATAACTTTCTCTCATAAAGTTTTGATTTCTATTAAAATTATTAGCATTAGAACTATTATTAAAACTATTATTAGAACTATTATTAGAACTATTAGTATTATTAGTATTTCTAGAGTTATTATTTCTAGAGTTTGACACTAAATTATTACTTACTTCTCTAATAATTGTATTATTATCATCAACTTTAGCAACATTTTGGTTTAAGCACATATTTGATATCATAGTTGGTGATATATTTGGACCAAATAATGTATTAGCATAATCTAATGGATTCATAGTATTAACAGGATTTACTATTGGATTAGAAGGTAAATTCATTGCTGTTTCAAAATTATTATATATTGGAGGAATATAGTTAGAACCAAAAGCACCTTGCCTTAATAAATATAAATTAAAGTCATTATAAAAATTATTGGCTTGTGGATTATTTAAAATATTAGCAGATGCTTCTGTTGGTGGGGTTGGTGGTTGAAAAATTTGACCATTCACAATAACATTTTCTCCATTTATCTTCATACTAAATCTTGATAACTTTTCATTACTTAAATCATAAAAATTTCCTGAATTTTCTATAAATACCATATTCATAGTTTTACTATTTGAAAGATCTGTAGTTGAAATAGTACTTATATCTAACATAATAGTTGTATTTGCTTTAATATTTAGTAATGATATATCAGTTTCACTATTGTAATAACTTAACATTATATTTTGCGTTCTAAAATTATTCAAATTTCTATTTTGTAAAGTTACATTATTTGAACTTTCTAATATTAATCCACTTGGTAAAGTTGATAATTTATATTTAAATCTGCGAGTATCTAATGTATAATAATTATAACTAGAATCAATAGTACTATCTAAAAAATATCTTCTATTGTTACTATTAATATTACCAAAAGATTCTTGTATATTTGACATATTTACAAAAATAATACACGATAATATTACAAATATTAATAGTAAAATTATTAACAAATTATTTTTTTTAAAATTGAGATTCATATTATATTATATTAAATATATAATAAAAATTTTCATTATAACTTTAAATGTCTAAAATTATTAAATCCGTAAATTGTCTTCAAAAAAAATTTAATACTTCAAATTTAAATATTATGGAAATTGGAATTGATGAAGCTGGAAGAGGTCCTATGTTTGGTAGAGTTTATAGTGCTGCTGTTATTTTACCTAATAATGAAGAATTTAAATATGAATTGTTAAAAGATAGCAAAAAATTTACTTCCGAAAAAAAAATAAATGAGGTTGCTGATTATATTAAAACAAATGCGTTAGCTTGGAGTGTGTCATATGAAGATGAAAAAACAATTGATTCTATAAATATTAGACAAGCTACTTTATGTGCTATGCACAAAGCAATAAGTGAACTAATTAAGCAAAATAATAGTATTGCTAATTTAAATAGTAATGAGTGTTATTACTTATTAGTAGATGGTAATGATTTTAAACCATATACTTATTATTGTGACACTACAAACATTATTAAACAAATTAATCATATTTTGATTGAAGGTGGAGATAATAAATTTTGCTCAATTGCTGCCGCGTCCATATTGGCTAAAGTAGAGCGTGATAAATATATTAGAGAAATATGTATTAACTTTCCTAAACTAAATATTTATTATGGCTTATTAAAAAATAAAGGTTATGGAACGTCTAAACATATAGAAGGAATAAAAAAATATGGGATTAGCAAATGGCATCGCGCAACTTATGGTTGTTGTAAAGAAGCACATATTAATGAAGAGGAATTTTATAAAGATTAAATGCTGACTCGAAGACGCCTTGACCAATTAGTTTTATGCTCTTTAGCTTTAGACTTTAACTTCTTATTATGAATTAATAGTTGGCGCATTTTTTCTTGCTTATTTTTAATAAGTTCAATTGTTTTTCTCATTTCACTTAGTTCATTTGATAATTTTTGTTTCTTTGCTTTTTGCTTGCTCTTAAAATTAGCATAATTCTTTTTATATGTTTCATAATTATAATCGTCATCTGATTCTTCATCTTCTTCTTCATCTTCTTCTTCATATTCATAATCAGGGTCTTTTGAATCATCTTCTTCTTGATCATCTTCTTCAGAACTATAATAATAATCTTCTTCTTCAGAAGTATCACACACATCATTTAGATTATGATTATGTGTAGCACTATCACAAATACTATTAGAACTAGTTGATGTTGAACTATTAATAGTGCTTACTAATGGCACAGCATGTTCTTTAAAGGGACTAAATTGAACTTCCCAATATAATGGGTCATCGTATACCATTACACATTTATTATTTTCAATAGCATTGTAAAAATTCTGCGAACCTTGATTATTATAATAAAATTCTACTTCAATTAAAGCATAACAATAATTATATTTGTCTTCAACATAATATTCTGGTTCAAGGTGTTTAAAAACTTGGACATTCTTAATTTTGGCAATATTAAAATCTTCAAAATACTTAATAATAGTAGGAATATCTTGATAAACAACATAATCAGGAATGTAGAGCATTTTCTTTGAAAACATAGTAGTCATAATATAATAATTTAATTGTTAAATATTAAAATTTTGAAATCAATTTTTTTTTTATATTTTTTATATTTTTTATATTTAGGAATAACCAATAACTAACAAATTTTTATATATTTTTAATATATTTTTAATATATAAATATGCCAACACCTGAACAATTTGATGCAGCTTTTGAGAGAGAAAAACAAGGTATATTACTTGCTATTGAGAGAGCTAAAGAAGCAAATGAAGCTGCGTTAGCATCATTAGGAAAAGGAAAAAAGCGTATTACAAAATTGCGTAGAAAAAAAATGAGCAAAGGTAAAAGACGAGGAACAAGAAGAAGAGGAATGCGTTCAAGAAAACATTAATATTAAATTTTCATAATATAAATATATTAAATTTATATATTAAATCTATATTTAATATATAGTATGCGTAAAGTAACAAAAAAAAAAGATATAAAAAGAAAAAGAAAAACACAAATAAACATAAAACAAATTAAAGGTAGAGGCAAAGAAAGTTATGAGCAAGTTGTTGATAAATTTAAAATAATTTTTGGTGAAAAGGTATTTAGTAAAATATTATACTATTCTAACCCAAATTATATTCAAAAATTTATAGATTTATTAAATATTGAGAGAAATAAACCAAAGAATAGCAATTTAAACAATAATGAACAAATTACTAATATTTTACATCCTGCTTTAGAAGATTTTTTAAATTTTATAAGAAGTGAGTATTTTGTTTTAAGAGCAGTTATTCCATCTATTGTAAATACTGATAAAGTTCTTAAACCTAGCAGAATAGAAAAAATATTAAGACTAGCAAAAAAAGACAGGCTAATAGAAGAATTTATTCGAGACTTAGAAGTGCTAAAATTAGGACCTAGTAGTACTATAGATATACCACCTATTTCATCTCCAATTCGACTTCCAAGTCCAAGTCCAAGTCGACTTCCAAGTCAAAGTCAACTTCCATCATCAGAACTAGCCCCATCATCAGAACTAGTCCCATCATCAGAACTAGCTACAGAACTAGCTACAGAACTAGTTCCAGTTCCAGTTCCAGTTCCAGTTCCACCTCCATCTCAATATAAATTTAAATCTCCACATAAATCTAAATCTCCACATAAATCTGAATCTCCATATAAATTTAAATCTCCACATAAATCTAAATCTCCAGTTCCTATTGTAGCAATACGAGTAAGACGAGTAACACAAAGCAACCCAAACTCAATTAAGGTTAATAAAGTGTTAAATCTTGGACAAGGAAGAAATTATAAAAAAACCAGACGCCATAAAAAGCATTAATATTTAGTATAAAAAAAATTGATTTCTTTTTTATTAAATATAAAAAAAAGAAATCTTATAAGTTACGACATAAGAAAAAATAACAATGACATGTGTTATTACTAATTATTTGTTAAGCGAAATTTTTAATAGTCAAAATATTGAGAAGTTTTATAAAACATTAACTAGTGCACATTATTATTGCGAAGATGATTTTAAATTAAAGACTAATTATGCGATTTTATTGTTTGTTGATACGTTATTTTTAGATAAAGTTGGTGGTTATAAAGGGTTAAATGTACCACATGCCCAACAATGCGAACTTTATGAATACATAGCTGATAATCGCTTAAAAATTTTTCATTATGTAACTTTTAAAGCATCTGCACATAATGATTTAACTGGACTACAATTGCTTATTGATGAGTTTAAAAAAGATAACTGGATTGTGCTATTTGGTCATTATTTATACGATAAAACATTAGATTTACTAAGTAGCAAAGAGGATTGTTTTGATATAAAAAATAAAATATATGCTATTATTTGTAGTCTCAAAGAAGCACAACTAATAAAAGAAGCAGAAAAAGTAGAAGCAAAAAAAGCAGAACCATTATGTGATGCTTGCGAAAATGATTGCTCTATTTGTTTAGACACAATGGACATTACTAATAGTATTACAACTTTGTGCAAACATAGCTTTCATATAAAATGCTTGTATCCAATGTTTGATGAGGCTGTAAAAAAAAATACAAAACAACCTAAAATTAGTTGCCCATTATGTCGTGCTGATGTTTTTATAAAGTCAAAAATAACATTTAAGGAAATAGTGAATTATTAAAAAATTAGTAAAAGCAATAAACATATTTTTATAAAAAAAATATTTTTTTTACAACACACACAATACTTACCTTGAACCTCTAACAATACATAGAACAACTTTATTCAGTTGCCTCCTCAAAGCTCTCAAACAACGGCTCTAAATCTACATTATTAACGCACTTAGAAACATGAGGCAAGTTATAATGTGTCTCCCCAGTTTTATTGTTAAACCAAGAGAAATCATGATCATAGTCACAACTCAAAATGCGGTCTCTAAAATTTTGTGCCCAGCACATTGCGTAGTATGTAAACCTAGTTTCTGTTTCCCACTCCATAGTAGACAAAACATTTGACACGTGTTTCAGGGCATCACACAAGTCACCTTCATTTACTCTCTCTGTGTCTTGCATAGCATTTATCCTTCCTACTAAAAAGTCAATCAACAGTCTAGTCATTTCATCTGCCACGACTTCCTCCAAACAAGCCTCAAACTTAGATACTCCGTGTTCAACATACCATGAATCGGTTCTTATCCAACAATTCATGATAGCCTCCAATTCCCTGGGAAGTTTCTGTACATCAAACTTGTTTTGAATAGATGCTACTACTTTATCGAGTTTCATATTTATCATAGTTCGGAAGAGCACATCATCAATAATAAGAGTGCCAAACAAGCCCCGAATCTCGGCAATATTGTCATTATTCATAGTGCTTCCTTTGTATAAGTTGCCGAGGCTACTAGTCAACTAAATAAAAAAGTAATTCAATTTTATTAAAGCATAGCAAGACAATACAAGACAATACATAATACACATTATACATTAGTCTCTAATAAATAGGAGCACGACACAAAGGACATGGAACACACATCTTGTTATGATTTTCCTTTTGCTCTAAGTATACACGCTTACAATTATCCAAACATGCCATATGGAATATATGCTTACAAGCGGTTCTAACACAATGAGAAGTAAACAAATTAACATGATTGACTGAATCAACTTCCAAGCAAATAGAGCATTCCCATTTTGAGTCTAATGCCAATACTTCTAATGGGATTACATTCATGAGATGCGTAGCAACATGAGGCAATCGATAATGTGTTGACATAGTTCGCTTGCTAAACCACGAAAAAGGACGTTCAAAGTCTCTATCTATTAGGCTCTCTCCGTTATTTTGTTGATAGCGTTCTGCTTCGATAGACAACTTTACGTTTATATCCCAAAAATAGTTACAAGTAAATTCTGACATAGACACACGAAGAACTTCTAAAGCCAAGTCGTCTTCGTTGACATACCTTCCAATTCCATATTCATACTCTTTATCTCGTACTTTTAAAAGATCAATTACATGACGTCTCATTTCCCTAGATACTACGTTCCGAAGACAATGCTCAAACTTTGACATTCTAGTTTTATGATCAATATACCATGAATGTGTTCTTATCCAACTATTCATAATAGCCTTCAAATGCCTAGAAAGATTGTGCGTAATAATGTTGTTTTGAATAGTATTTACTAGTACATTTATTGCATCATTTATCATAGGTGCGTTAGTCTCATCATCATACAAAGCATTAATACGAGCATCCAAACCGACCTTGCATTCTGTCATAGTTGCTTGTAGTTTTGTTTTGTTTTGTTTTGTATTGTATTAGTATTGGAGACTACTAGTTAACTAAATAAAAAATCATTTCAATTTTTTATTAGCATGACAATAATTTTATTAATTTTTAGAATCTAGTGTATCTATTTCTATAGATACTTCTTTGTTTAATAATGATTTTTTATTTATGAATTTTTTTTCATCAAGTAGCATTTTAATTGTAAAAATTACAATTACTTGTTCTACTAGTACAGAAAATAACGCAATATCTATTTGTGTTACACTAATTAATATTGTAAAAATATACCTAATATTATTTATTAAAAACATAGAATTTGCATAAAAATATAGTT